AAGACAACGAAACCAAAGCGGGGAACTAAGAAGACAAGATATGCTTAAAGGTAATAAAACATACATGACCGCAGCAGGCGGTGTACTAGCTGCAGTAGGTGCGTACGTTAGCGGTGATATGGAGCTTGGAATGATGCTTAATCTCGTCATTACCTCGTTGCTCGCTGTCTTCTTACGCAAGGGCGTTAAGTCAGACACAGGTGCTGAGTCTGGTAGTAGCGATTCTTAAAGCATTTCCAGTGCTTGCGGATTTATTCGGCAATGCAGTTGATATGCTCAGAGAAAAGCAAGCCCAACAGCGGCGTTCTATTAAGGACGCTTCTGTTGATGCTTCTGTTGACGAGTGGTTGCGTAAGCGCGAAGCTGGAAAACAGTCAGAGGTTGATGACGCACCCAGAGTTTAACCATGCAGTAACTAACGCTCCTGAGTTTACGCGAGAGGCGCTCAAGACAATTAACAGGCTTGAGTATGAAATAGAAAGACGAAAGTAATGGCTACGGTAGCAGTAACAGCAAGGACGACGGCCTCGGTGAGTGCCGCCTTAAAGCTTGATGGTGCAGCTATTGAGCTGGTGTCTGGTATCGCCTCGAATTTTAGTACAGCTTACAGTAGTTCGGGGCTGGAGAATATTCTTGGTACAGGACTTTTAAATAGTGCCTACGGTAGCATCTATGTTTTAAAGGCTTTGGTTGGCACTACAGCAGCCGGTGCAAACGCAACAGGTGTTGCCAGTAACGTGCTCTCTATAAACCCCAGCGGTTCGTCTTTAGTAGATCGTACCCTAGAGTTTCAGCAATTTCTTTTAACGCCGTACACCAAGTATACAGTTAGCTTTAACGTAGGTGCTATTGGTTCTGGTGCAACTTACGTGCTGGGTTTTTATACGTCCACAGCTACTGACGCTGTAACGGCAGTGACTGTTGGTACATTGGTGGTGGGTGCTAACGAATTTACGTTTACCACGGGCGAGATCTTTGATCACCTCAGCTTGTTTTCGCGTCTTTACATAAGGCTCTCTGGTGTTAGTGATTCAGCTAACTTAGCACTTACAATAGACGCCAGTAGCACGCCCGTGAGTGTTCTGGAAACAACAAGCGGTTCTCCCGTAAGCATTAGCGCAGCAATAATAAGATGAGTGTAGAGTACATACTGGATAGGGCAGGTAAGAAGCTGGGGATTAACCCGAATGATAGTAATCAGCGTTCTGTCATGCTGGACTACCTCAACGAAGGCGCACAAGAACTCTACGAAGAGTCTGATATGGTCGGGAGTCTTGTAGAAGATTCGTTTTACGTGCAGGGAGACAAGACTATAGCGTTACCTAGTAATGTAAGTTCTGTCCGGGCTATAAGGGAGAAGGAAAGCCAACACCCTTGGAATCTGGCAAACCTAACTGAGCGTTACTCACACAACACTGCATCACAGGATGACAGAACGTGGCGGATTAAAGGCTACGAGCCGTTTAAAGTGACGCCCACCAGCTTTTCAGGTATGAAAGCTACAATAACCGCTGCCATGCCTTCTGTAACATTAACTGTCGTTGGTGCGGCGGCTGGTATAACAAAAGCTTTTGAGGACGTTACGCTAAGTAGTACCAGCAATACATTCTCTACAACATTTACGTCCATCGAGTCTATTATCAAGTCTGACGTATGTACATACGACATTACCATAAAGCAGTCTGATAATACCATAGTTGCCGTCATACCTAATAATGAGAAGGAGTCACGCTACCTGATCTTGGATGTCAGCAAGTATCCGTGGGATTCTACATCAGCACAGGATGATGCACATACGCTAGAGGTTCTCTACAAAAAGAAGCTTCCCTACCTTAGCAAAGACAGCGATGAGTTCCCGGCGGACGGGTACGACAACATTATCGTAAACAAGGTTATGCAGCTCTTCATGGAGGAGCAGGGCAAAATAGAGGAGGCCATGCTGTACGATAAAAAAGCTTCTCGAAGTATGGGCAGGCGTAACGCAGACCTTGAGCGTGGCCAGCTACAGAAAGTCAGGTTCGACAAACACGCACACGATAAGCTTAACGCATCCATGCTTAACAAGTACACAAGGTCGCATAGGTTATAAAACAGGCTCTGATGGATTTTATACAACAGTCTTTTGGTGGTGGTATGAACCTTAGTGTCGATGATACTAGGGTTCCTGCTGATGCCTATAGGCTAGCCTTCAATGTCAGAAACAGGCACGACTCGCTGGAGACTGTTAAGAAAAGCGAGGTGTTTGATATGGCAATACTCGCACCTAGAACAGACCCGAAGGTACAAGGTATACTTTTTGTAGACCCCTACTTTTTTATCTTTGTTGATGGTGAGTGTCTCAAGATGCACAAAGACACGGGCGTTGTTACAGAAGTCTACGGGCCGTCCAGCTCTCACGTAAAGCCGGTTGCCTACGCTAACGCTGTTACTACAGGTACAGGCCCTATAAGGATGTCAACCTCAGTTGAGTTTGTGTTCGCAGTGGTTGTTCCGCCATCTTATGATAACTTTGCTGGCGCGGCTGTTTCTTCAGATAACCCTAGCGCAGGGGGTAAGTCAGACTACACCAAACGACTGCCGCCAACTGTTGCCGGTATAGTCGTGCAGGATGGTGTTAGCAGGCCGAACCTTATTGAGATCGCAGCAGATACTACTGTTACTGCGCGTCAGTTAATGGGTTATGACCAGTGGCGGAACCATTACATTACGATAAACAACGGCAGTGGTTACAGCGCGGGTACTTCTACATATACAGTGGATGCTATTCCTGTGCAGGTTAATTCAGGTTCGGTAATTACCTTTGCCAGCGGTGCTACACTTACAGTTAGTGACACCAACGCTGCTTCTGATACAACACTTGCAGGTACGCTAGTCGGCAGTGTTGCAGATGATGAAGTTGGTGTGCTGGGTTTCCGTGAGTACGTGCCGATAGGCAAGCAGATGGCTTTTCATGGGGGTAAGCTGTACGTAGCTTCTGCAGATGGGACAAAACTCTATCACAGTGTTAGCGGTCGAGCTTTGGATTTCATGGTTCCGCTCAATAACAACGGCGATAAAATCCACACGTCTGAAGCCAGCGGTGGTGTCGAGGCTGTAGCCTACACAGTAAGTAACGACCCTATAACCTGTCTTCGGTCATTGAACACAGACGAGCTTTTTGTTGGTGCATCAAATTCAAGCTATGCTGTTAAGCCTGACACGGTAAATACAATTTTCGGTGAGCCAACTTTCACCAAGAAGTATCTGTTTAGTACGGGGCCGGTGAATCAGAATTCGTTTGTAGACTTGCTGGGTGACATGGCGTTTATAGACCAGACTGGAATTAGGTCGTTTAACGCTGTGCAGCAGTCAGAAGTCTTGGCCAGAAACGATATCTTTTCACGACCTATCTCTAACATATTTGAGGATGTTCTACAGGACGGATCTTTCCAGTGTACGGCAATACACAAGGGCTATGCGCTGTTTCACATGCTTACAAACCTACCTGAGCAGCGTGTGTCTGTAGTCTATGACATGGCCACTAAGAAGTTTGTGAGTCTGGATACACACAGAGATTCCAATGTTGGTGTTGAGACTTGGGATGGAGATGCCACCGCTGAAATCAGCCCACTACTAAGTCAACGCAGCAAACCTATAAGGGCTATGGCTACTGGTGTAACTACGGCTGGTTCTCAATCTTTGTTTGCCATAACAGATGATCCCACATCTTATGGAGCTTTCGTTAAGGAGTTGTACGGTTCGCACGAATCGGATATTGCTGTAGTGGAAACAAAAAGCTTTTGTACACAAGATCCAAAAGTTGAGTTGAAGCCATCTACGCTAAATGTGCTTTTCAACAAACCTTTCGAGAGGCTCTACAGCTTTACCGTGAACAACGCAGGGGGTTATTCGCCGGGTAAGTATCCGACAGACCTAAGTTCTGCGAACTCAAATACGATAGTTGTTGATAATTTTAAAGAGGGTAATGTTGATATTGGTACTAGGAACTTTCCTCCGCATGGCAGTACGTTCTTTTTTGATAACGGAGCTACGTTTTCTTTGCGGCTTTTCTCTGAGGTGGGTTCAGTAGGTCATGAGCACACGATGACTTCAACCAAGTTGCCGGGAATTCTATCGAACACAGGTATTGCAGATAACGCAGAGGGCTACAACGCTGGATTCTTTGCCGCTACAGCCTATGTAGACGATGCGAAGGTCAGCGGTAATAGAGGTGGATTTCAAGCTAAGAGTCTACCGCTAATTCGCTCAGGCTTAAAGTTTCCAGTTACGTACCCGGCAGAAACTTGTGTAAACACACACGCAAACCTATCGTTTAATTACCAATCAAGTAACCAAGGCTGGAAAGTCTCGTTTAAACTGCACTTGATCGGCTCACCAAAACTCTCTACACTTCGGCTTGAAACCAAAGAGGTTACGTTAAAGTCACCTCTAATTAACCAAGCATACTCAGCATAATATGGCAAAGACAATAACAAGTTCAGAGCAGCGGAACGACGCGATAACGCTGTTCACAAGCTTGGAAGATTTTAACACGTGGCAGAGCGGTCTTTCAGTGGCATCAGCTACCACCTCAGCAGAGGGTGTAGTAACGAAAGGTGCAGCGGTGGCTAGCCCGTCAGGGAATACCGCCACAAACAATCAAACAGCAATCATTGCGCTGCTAGTTAGCTTGCGGAATGCTGGTATTATAGCAACATAAGGAAATAGAGATATGGGAAACGGTGGAATTTTTGGTACGGGCTACGGTTGGGACGACCTCGCAAAGGACGGTGCCAGCGCAGCTATTAACTACTGGGCAGGTAAAGAGGGTAAGCGTACAGGCGCAGACGTAGGTGCAGAGTATGGTGATGCCTATACAAAGTCTTACCCCAAGATAATGGCGGCGAATCGTGGCGAGATTCAGGCCATGATGCAGAAAGACCTTGATATGCAGAGGCAGTTTACGCCTCAGCAGCAACGTCTTGATTACGATACGCTCGCCGGGGATAAGGAAGCAGGCATACCCGGTGTACTGGACTACGGCAGAGTCGGCAGTCGTTTAACTGATCAAACACGCAGTCTTGATGCTGGCACAGACTTGGACATTATGCGGCAGCAAGGCCCGTATATGGCTGAGTCTACAATGGATCAGTTAGCGATAACTGATCAGCCGTTTATGCGTACGCGAGAAGCTGGAGCGCGAGGAATAAGCGATTTACTGGGTAGCATAAACATGAGCGGTCTTTCTGGTGGTGAGCGTGCTGAGATCGAGCGTATGAACGCGCGGCGTAATATGCAAAGAGGTTCAGCAGGGGGTGGTGGAAACCTAACTGCGATAGAGAACGCTATGCAGTTTGGCTCTGCTATGGATCGTAAGCGAGCTGCACTAGGTAATGCTTTGCAGACAGCTACCAGTTTTATGTCAGGCTCTAGGTCAGGCTTCGATCCTGTACAGGCTTCGCTTGGTAGAGGCAGTGGAACTAACCAGATAGCTGCTGGGTTCCAAGGTGTGCAGCCTGTAACAAACTACTCTAATCAAATGCCCGGTATGCCCAGCATGGCTGGCGTAAACACAGGCGGTAATGTTTTTGATACGATGTCTAGCGGCGGTGCATCTATAAATAAGTGGCTTAACCCCGGAAACTAATTATTATGGCAGGCTTAGGTGATATATTAAGAGGCGCACTTGGTGGCGAGTACAACATGGGCAGAGACCTCGACGATGAGGAGCGCAGACAGATAGAAGAGCTACGCGCTCGTGGGATACACGTCCCACAAGAAAGTCAGTCGTCTCCGTTTCGCTACGGTGCAGGTTCGGTACGCAAGGAAAACTTGGAGGATATGCGTGAGGTGATGCAACCTGAGCAGAAGCGTAAGATGAACGATTACATGCAAGCGCAAGGCGAGATGGAGCGTGATCGCATGAACATGGAGTTGCAGCAGCGTCGAATGGCTAACCAAGCAGCAATGCAAGGGCAAGCCCGTAACCGTGCTGTAGATACAGAAGTGCAACGTCAGCAGTTAGGTGGTATGCCTACAACATCACCACAACAGCGGTTTGCTGATCAAACAGGCGGCTCTATGATGTATAGATCTGAAGAGGATTACTTAGCGGACGAACCAAAAGCTCAGATAACCCCAAGACAACAAGCGGAACTTGCAGTACTTAATCGAGAAAACCTACCGTCGCGCATACAGGAACAAAGTCTCAGTACAGCGCAGGCGTCTGCTGATACACAAACGTTAGCTAACCAAGTTACTACGCTAAGCCTGCAAGATCAGCAGCGAGCAAGTAAGCTGTCCGCAGCGGTACAGGAAGCGTTACCTGCAAACTACGTGCAAACCATGGCAAACAAGCAGGTCGTAAGCGCAGAGCTTGCAGTCTTGCTTGATACGCAGAGGCTGAAGACACAGCAGAAGTTTGGTGACCAGCTCGCATCTAAGTCGGTCAGCAAGCAGTTAAGTGCTTTGGACTTAGAGATGGCGAACTTAAAACTTACGTTGGAGTGGTTGCAGAGTGACGCAGGTCGTGAGCATCAGTCTAGTGGTATGCACATAGCGGGCATCCAAAAACTCATGGCAGAGCTTGAGTTGACGCAATCGCAGACTAACTTAAACAACGCTAAGGTTCTAACAGGAAATCCGGGTGGATCACCACTAGAAAACGCTGGCGGCGGAGGCTACCTCGGAGATTTTAAGCTTAATAGTGGTCGCACTTCTGGAACTACAGACTAAGATGCCTAACCTACACCTAGTCAGACGCCGTGCTAATACACCTCGTAAGAGTGTTTATGATAAGCATATGCGGGATCAAGATTTAGATCCTGAGCAGTACGAGGTGTTGGATGATGACGAGCTTCAGACTTACTTAGCCGACGACTACAGCAAGGCTTCATCGTTTGGTTACGGTGCAACTGAACACGCTGGAGCAGGTGCAGGTGCAGCCGGTATGATGCTGGGTACAGGCCTAGCCTTAGCTGGTACAGGAATAGGTTTTTTACCCGGTATGGGTCTAATGGCTGCTGCCGGTATAGCCGGTGCTTTTGGTGGTAGCGCAGTCCAAGGTGTTGCCGAGGACGTAGTCTACGATGACGAGCAGCGAGCAGAGCTAGCTAGAAATCGTCGTAACGCAGCTCTTGCAAATCCTGTGTCGAATTTTGTGGGTACACAAGCACCCATGCTGGCTTCTTTTAAGCCGTCCCTTACGCAGATAGGCAAGCTTGGTAGCGGGGTAAAGTCTTTCGCAGGTGGTAAAGGCCTGCTTGCAGACCCAAGTGTAAGGCAAGCTTATACACAGGCTGCTTTAGGTGCTGGCATAGACACAGCATTTGAGGGCGGCTACCAGTTGAGTAAGGGCGAACTCGACGTTGGTAGATTGGGGGCAGCCGCTACCATAGGCACACTCCTACAGAAGCCTACGTTTAAGCCCAAGAGTGCTGACGCTCTGATTAAGCGTGGGCGTGATCTAGCTGCAAGTAGACCTAAAGGTTCACGGTTTAAGCCTAACGATCCAGATAAAGTCTTTAACATATGGGCTGACCCTCTGGTTCACGGTGACACTTTACGCGCGGCTCAAAAACCTGAGTACACTAACATGTCCAACGAAGGTAAGTTCTTTGTTGGCGACACAGGCACTAAGGTTGGTGTTGTAGAGAATGCGTCTACACCTACACCATCGAACCTAGCACAAGCTATTGAGTTCGAGGTAACACGTGGTGCGGGTATCCTAGACCCGATAAGCGTCGGCCCTGCTGCGCGCGAGCTTGGTGGAGTAGGAGGTGGTGCAGGAGGTACGCGTGGTGCAGGTATAGGCTTCGTTCCTCTTACTGTAGACGAGGTCGCTGCAGCACAGGGAGTCACGTCAGATGTTGTTCGTAAAGCTTACGGCGCGGGCGATGCTGCTGTAGCACAAGCTACCAAGAACCAAGCTGAAGCAACCGAGGCTTTAGCTAAGGCGCAGAAAAACTTAGAGGCTGTCGAGACAGGGCCAAAGGTCTACTCGCGCACACTCTACAAGGACGTTGTACCAAAACGAAAGCTGGCTTCTGCTACTGCTGCAGTTAACAAAGCACAGAATCAACTGGACAGTGCGAACAAGCAGCTTGCGAACAGAGACATGGGCGATTCGGAGAAGCGTGGAATTACCAAGCTGTTCTCTGATGCTAACAAGTCAACAGAAACAATTTCAGATCCTGTAACAGGATTGCCGCGTAAGGTTAGGGTCATTGAAGTTCCGCCAGAGGCTAGCGCAAGGTACTTGGATCGTAACGGTGAGCCACTGCACGATAGGCTAGATGTATGGGAGCCTAAAGGTTTGAAGGTTGGCGGAGAGGGAGTTAAAGACCCTGTAACAGGTGAGCTTGTTCCCGACCAAGTGTTCTTCGACCCACTTACGAACAGGTTTCATAGGCGAATTGTCAACAAGGATGGTGTAACACGTACACCTATGGTGGGTACGGTGGAAGCCCGTAAGCTACGGCAGAAATTTCAAGACCACTTAGTTGGTGTGCGTAAGCGTGCTGCTGATATTCGGCGGGAAGTTGAAAGTCAGCGTAGGTTGGCTACCGGCAGCGAAAAAGCTTTACCTCCGTTGAACGAAAAAATCTTGGAGATGCTGCAGATTCTCGCGCTCAAGAATGGCTTCAGCCTGACGAAAGAGATTACGCGCATCTACGAAGGCGGCAAACATATGGCAGGTGTCGCGTACTATAATGCGCGCAACGTCAGAGTTGACCCTCGGCGTATGACGGACGACACCCTAGCACACGAAGGCTTTCATAACTGGCTGGATGATCTCCAGTATTCTACGAACGCCAAGGATCGAAAGCTAAGGGAGGATTTCTTGAAGCTGTTCGAAGAAAGCTCTGAGGTATCAAGCTTACGTTCTAAAGTTGATAAAGCGGAAGCTTTGTACGACAAGGCAGTGAGAACTAAAGTCACGTCGGCCAGTGATGTCGAGCGGGCACTCGCGCAGGAAGAGCAATTATTCCAGTCATACCTGAAGTTGAAGGGAGAATTGCTGACTCTCGTAAAGGCAGAGTTTAAGGCTCGGCCCAATGTACACGCGCGACTGGCTGCTGGAGAAGAGCGAGCAGTTGAATCCCTCGGCCTAGCTATGGTTGATCGACTATCCAAGCGATCAACCGATGAACTCAGTCGTAACACCGC